CGGCGATGGCGCTTCGGTTGCGGTGCCGCCCTCGACCTCGATCTCCTTGCGCTCGATCCACCGCTTCACGACCGCGCTGCCGAGCGCGGCTTGGAACCGCTTGTGCTCCTCGTCGCTATCGAACGTCACAGCGATGCCGGGAGTCCCCTCGGCGGTGGGCGGCACGGTGATGACCTGTCCGTTGCCGAACTGGAGCTGCTTCACATGCGCGGTCTTGTTTTTGATGGTGACTTGGTTCGCCATGATCAGATTCCATCCATGTAGACGGCGCCGAGCGGGTACTCGAACGCCACGCCGCCGATGCGGCCCACGGAGTTGACTTCGAACGAGAGGTTCTTGCTCTGCGGCGGCAGCTCCTGCTGCTCGAGCGGGATCTCGAGGTGCACCACCGACGGATTGCGCGGGTACATGATCGCGCGCGGATTGCCGCCGTCGGCGACAGCAGCGAAGTGCCACCAGTCAACGTTGCGCACCGTCTGGGACTGCTCGAGGAACACCTTTAGGATCGTGTCGGTGGGGTTCGCAGGCGCCACGGCATAGAGCGGCGTCCGAGTGATGTAACGGTATTGGGCGAGCGGCAGCACCAGCGTGTCGGGGTTGAGCACGCCCTTGGTGGTGCTTATGATCGCGTCTTCCATAGCGATCAGGTCGGCGAGGACTTCGGGCGGCTTTTTGTCCGCGCCGCCCCATGCAGACGAGAGGCCGGTGGCCGGCGGGGCTGCGTTGATCTGCGGCACGTTGGCGTTGTTGAGCAGGCCGGTGAGGCCAGTCTCTTTGATGCCGATAGCGGCTATCTCTTCGATCTTCTGCTCGAAGCCGGTGCGCACTGCGTCCGCCTTGCGTGCACGCAGCGGGACACCTGCGCGAGCGGTGCGCAGTAGGTCGAGCCAGCTCCACTCGTAACCGAGTGCGATGCTCTCGATCGTGTGCGTGTACTTGGCAGCGAACGTCGCGACTTTCGGGATGTCGTCAGCGTAGTTCGCGACGACCTTGGCCATGCCTGCGCGGTCCCATACCGAGTATGCCCAGGACTCGGCGCCGGGGTCGATCTCAGAAGTGACCGGCACGAGGCTGCGCGCCTTGAACTCGGGGCGCTGCACGTCGACTGACCGCGCGCGCATCTGCTCGAGCTGGTGCTCGAGGATCATGGTCTCGTTGGCGTCGAGCCGATCGGCGCCGTAGAGCTCGGCGCGGTGCACGATCATCGCGTTGTAGATGCGATCGACCTCGGCCGCGTCGAGTCGCTCGCTCGACAGCCGACTGAGTTCGCCGGCAATCTGGTCTCGGCTGTAGGGCGCCAGTGTTTGAAGTTGCACGAGCATGGTGGTGGTGGTCTCCTTCGCGCGTCTTAGAACAGGTCGATCTCGACCAGCACGAGTGTGCCCGCGGTGGCATCGGTGAGAAAGATCGCGTGCGTCAGCTCCGCCGCTGAGGCGGTGTCGGCGTCGGCTCGGAAGCTGCCGAGTTCAGTCCCGCCTGGGCCGGCAGCGAAGCGCACGAACGGGTGGGTCCAGCGCGCGACCGCGGACTCAGCGAGCACCCAGAGGCGGCCGCGCCGAATCACACCGGTCGGGCGCAGCGCGTCGATGTCGCTGCCACCCTCGCGAGTGGGGTCGAGGAACGTCACGCCCATCGCGCCGGGCTTGGTCACGTCGCCCGCTGCGGCCGGCAGCATCGCTGCGTTCCGGGCCTTACCGGCGCCCTTGTCTGCGGTCAGCAGCTTGCCGACTTTGACCTTCGCCTGCGGGATCACCGTGTCGGTGTATTTGGTGAAGTCCTCGGTGACTAACCCGAGGACCGCCACCGGCTGCCCGTAGTCATATGAGAGTTGCATCAGTGCCGGTCCTTGCTCGTCGCGAGCGGCTTTTGCCACTCGGGGACGAAGGCGTCTTGCCGAGCAGCGGGGGTGGACTGCGTGCCGTTCGATGTGGTGGCCGCGCGCGAGCGATCGAGCGCATCGTTGCGCCCGGTGCTCGCGTGCGCTGGGGCGGACTCGATCGCGTGATCGAACCGCGCGCTCACGTACTCGTCGCTCTTGCCCTTGAGATCAAGCTTGGCATCGAGCTTGGTGAGCACCGCCTCGTGGATCTGGCGGGGCGTCTGCCCGTCGAACTTGTGCTCGGCGGGCAGCACCTTGCGCGCTTGCCCGAGCAGCGTCGCTCGCGCATGCACTGCAGCGTCGACGCGCGCGGGGTCTGCGGCCGCCGTGAGCTGCTTTTTGACCTCGTCGTGCTCTTTGGTGAGCGCATCGAGCCGGCCCTGCGCGGTGTCGCGCTCCTTGGTGCGCTCAGTGAGCGCGTCGTCGCGCTGCTTGAGCGCTTTCTCGATGACCTGCGCCCATTGCTTGGGCACCTGGACGTCGAGCTCATCCACTCGAATCGTTACGTGATCCATCTGCGCGTCACCTCCCGGCAGGTCCGTTGTCCCGTCATCCCGCCGCTCGGGCGGCGCACCATAGGCGGTCGCGGTCATCGCGTCGCCAGAGTCCAGGCGCAGCGCGACTTCGCTGCCGGCGCGGCCCCAGTTGCGCGGCCCGAGCGCGGCGTGGTTGTACACGATGTCGCGCTGCACTGCGTCGTAGTGCTCGCCGTCCCATACGCCCGGCGTCGCATCGATTGCGCACGCATAGCCGCAGCTGATCTCGCGGCGCTCGCCGCGCTCGACCAGTGCGATCATCTGCTCGTCCTCGATCGTGACTGTCGCTGCGACGCGATGGCCGTCCTGCCGCACTGCCTCGCCGACGTGCCCGACCCGCAGTGAACGGACGTTCTTCGGGCTGACCATCTCTTTCGGGTGCAGGTCAGTGAGCGGCGCAGCCGACAGCGACTCGAGCGACGCGGGCCGGAACACTTCGTCGGGGTGCCGCAGCTCACGGACGGTGGTCCCGTCGGCGCGCTTGTACTCGAGTACGCCAGCCCGAGTCACATACGCAGGCACCCTGAGAAACCCTTGCGGGGTCCGCACTGGCCTACCGATCTCGGCTACGTCGTACCGATGAACGAGCACGAGGGCGCTGGTATGCGCGGCTTTTCAGCGTGTCAAGGGCGGCGGGGGCGGGACCCAGGGGTCCGGGACGCCGTCCGGCACGGTGTCGATATACGCAAACGAACTTCGCCCAAAGGCTTTGTCGAGCGCCTCGTAGTACATCGGGCCATCGGCCGGCGTGAATACATCGCCGAACACGATTTGCTCGAAGTCGTCCTTGGAGACGCCCCGAGCGACATCGACCAGCACCTGCTCGCCCTGCAGCCGAAACGTGGCGGCCACTCGGCGCTCTCCGGATGTCCCCATAGCAATCAGTCGCTTCACGGGCGCTTCCTGCTGAGTTCGTCGATCTCGGCGAGATCCGCTTTGCTCAGACCACGGTGCTCGGGCGCATTGGAGATCCAGCGCTGCACCCGCTCGCGCAGGAACCCTCGGCCGCGCAGCTTGGTGAGCTGCTGGGGGTCGAGTTGCAGTGAGCGGATGCGTGCCAATGTCTCTCGGATCTGCCGCGGCGTGATGCCGGGGTACTTGTGTAGGATACCAGCTACACGGGGCAAGCTGAGTTTTTTCAGTTGGTCGACGCTGGCTGCATCGAGACGCACCAATGTGCGCGCTAGCTCATCTCCGCTCATTGGGAAATAGAACGTCTTTAGGGGCCCTTCGGGGAATGCCAGGCCATTGTCGACGGCGATCGCGCGGAAGCGGCCCTTCACCTTGCGCCACAGAACGTTGGCGCCGTGCCGGTCGTCTCCACCGGAGATGAGGTCAAGCATGAACGTTCGACGCACGCTGGGCTCGTCCGCGAGCTTCGCGCCAAGGGCCTCGAGTTCCAGGTTGGCATTGGCGATGGGGGTGGGTAGCGCGTCCGCTTCCCAGTGCTGAAGTGATCCGCGCTTCCCATCGATCGTACGCGAGACGGTTGGCGGCACCACCGTGCCGGGGCCGAGTTCGCGATCAAGCTCGTACATCGCCGCTTCGCGTTCGTGAAACGTCCCGGTCTGCACTCCCGGTCGCGCACCGGCAAACTCCCGCTCTTGAGGCTTCCACACGCCGCGCGAGAGCGTGCCATCGGGACTCATGACCGTGACATCATCGCCGGCATTGACGCCCTCGCTAAGTCGCCTCTGGGACGCCACCTCGAGCCGACCCTTCATCCAAGCCGGTACGGGCGCCTCATCGAGGACGGTGCCGAGCGCGATCTCCTCTGCGGTGCTAGCGGCGGTCGCCGACGGCGGGATCAGGCCGGGGGCCGGTGCGTGAGTAGCAGTCGATGGCGTCGATCGCGTCGGTGGCGTCGGGACGATCGGCGGCACGAGCGACGGCCGGCGCGGCGGCATGCTGGGTGGGGGCGCCGGCTCGGTCGTGCCGGTGAGCAGCCCCGCTTCGCGCAGCATCGCGTCGACGTCTGGGATCGCTTGGCAGCGGCAGTTGATTGGCTGCCCGGGGTGCGCCAGCTCGCCGTCGACGGTGGGTGGCGCGTCCCAGCGCTGCGTAGTCCCCTCGAGCGCGCGGTGGCTCTTGCGTACGCGCTCGTCCTTGACCGTGGACCAGGTGTACTGCTCGATCCCCACCTGCTCTTGGCGGATGCGGGTGAGCTCGGCGTTCAGTGTAGTCACTTGATCGCGAGCGATGAGCGCGGCTCGGCGCTTGGTGGCGCCGAACTTCTCGACGATGTCATCGGCGATATCCTCGTACCGAAGCCCGGCCCGCGCGCCACGCAGGACGATGCCCTTGAGGTCGTCGAGCTCGTCGGTCATCAGCGACTTCACCAGGCGCACGTTGTCCTCGACGAACGCCTCGATGTGCCCGGCAAGCACAGCCGGATCGGCGTGCACATCGATGTTGGCGACCGTGCGAAGCTGCCGGTTGAGCTCCGTGCGGCTATGCTCAGCGACCCGCAATGCATTCTGCTCGGCCAGCAGCGCAATCCTGCGCACGGGAATCACGCGATCGAGGTCCTTGCGAATGCGATCGATCGTTTCAGCGGTGCGGCTGCCGGTGGCGTCGATGCGCACCTGCATCGCGTCAGGCCGACGCGCGTTGTGCGCTTCGATGATGGGGCGCAACGCCGGCAGCAGGTCCTGCCGCACGCGGGCGTGCATCGCGTTGACCATCTGCAAGATCCCGTGCAGGTACGCGACCCGCGCCGCCGACGGCTGTCGTGCCTGCGGGACCGCCTGGCGCTTGCGCCGCTGGGGTCGACGACCCATCAGCGCGAGCTGCAGCAACCCGCGATTGACGGCGGGCATTACTCGCCCTGCGGCGGCGCGGGTTCAGTAGCGGGTGCGGCGGGTGGGGCTGGTTTGAAGCCTGCGCCGGCCTCGCCCATGAGCTTCTCGGCCTCTGCGGTGGACATCTGAAACGCGAACGCGAGCATCTGAACACCCGTCGCGCGTGGGATCTGGCCCGAGGCTACGGCTGTGACGATCTCGATCATCGACGTCACCTGTGCGCCGTTGAGCGCAGTGTCCTGCACCTTCGGATCGGCAGGGTTGTCGGCGACCGGGGCAGCGCCTGTCGCGGGGTCGGTGCCCTCCGGGTCGGCCGCGAGCTCGGCCTCGACCTCGAGCGCTTGCTGGCGCGCCTCGACGTCGATCGTTGAGAAGTCGCCCGATTGCGCCAGGTCGAGCGCGCCCTCCTCGGGTAGCATCACCTGCGCACTGACCAGGGTGGCGATGGTGTCGCCGTTGATCTTGCGCGTCTCGGCCCGCTCCTTGCCGGTGGGCTGCCACAGCGAGTTGAACTTGAGCTTCCAGTTCTCGGGCTCTTGACCATGCGTCGGCCCGCTCTTGGCGAGCATGAAGACCCGTACCACGCGCTCGAGCCGCGGCCGCAGCACGTCGTTCTGCGCGTCCTCGACCACGTCGTACCAGCCGCGCGTGTCGCTCTCGCCGGTGGCGTTCAAGCCGGCAGCCGAACGCCCGTAGAGCAGCGCCACCGGCATCTCGGCTGCCGCAGCGTCGCGCATCATGAAGCGGTCGATCATTTCGGGCAGCCCGCTAAAGCTGGTAGCGACCCGGGTGAACTCCTCGCGCTCTGCGTCGACGAGGATCGCGCGGCACACCGAGCGCGCCATGTCCATGACTTCCATGCGCGCCCGCAGCCGCGCCTCGCCGCCGGTCGCAATGATCTCAGACAGGTGATCGATCTTCAGCACGGCCTGGCTTGCGTCGGTCAAGAGATGCGCGGCTGACTGCCAGCTGCTCGCGCTTTGCCGCAAGCAATCCTGCGCGCGCTGCAGCACCGAGTTGTCCCAGTCGTCGGCGCCCTGCTCGCTGCGCGCTGTGAGGGCGCCTGGAAAGAAGACCAACCGCGACTCGTGGATGAGCACCTCGAGCGCTGCGTCTCTGCGGACATCAGCGCGGCGCACCGCGTACAGTTCTGGCTGCCCGAACTTCGGGCCGTGGATGTCGCTGTACCGCTTGCGCACTTCCAACTGCGGCCGCCTCAGCACGTTGAGAA